AAATCAGCAAGTCAACCGTTATCTTCAGATGATGGACTTCTACATTAACTTCACACTTGATGAGGAATTTAACGAAACCGTCCAGTCCCCAATACACGACAATTTTTCCTATAGTTCATTCAGCGAGGGAGAAAAAATGCGAATCGATCTGGCCCTTCTCTTCACTTGGAGAGAAGTGGCCAGAATGAAAAACTCAGTCAACACAAACCTATTGATTATGGATGAAGTGTTCGATTCATCTCTTGACGGATTTGGAACACAAGAGTTTATTAAAATCATTCGTTATGTAATTCAAGATGCAAACGTCTTTGTAATCTCACACAAATCAGGTCTTGAAGATCGGTTTGAGTCTGTGCTACGATTTGAGAAGGTAAAAGGTTTCTCAAATATAGTCCCATGACACCCAACTGGCAGCACCACTCAAAGAAAGAAAAGAAACGAAAACTAAAACCGCAAGCAATGAGGGCCAGGCGTGAAGCACTGCGCCACTTCAAAAAGCGTCACATGGGTCGTCCGAAGGGCGACCTTTCGTCGTATTATGGCTCCATACGAAAGGAACTCCAATGGGAATCAATCTAGAGATCAAGGGGCAACTTGCTAAACTGCTTGCTACCGAAGACCTTATCATTGAGAACAAGGAAGTCCGCACTGCTTCCTTCAATGTGGATTCCCGTGTTCTGACCCTGCCTATCTGGGACAAGGCAGACAACAACGTGTATGACCTTCTGGTAGCACACGAAGTTGGCCACGCACTCTTCACTCCTAACGAAGATCCTGCTGACGATATCCCCCACCAGTATGTGAATGTCACTGAGGATGCACGTATTGAGAAACTGATGAAGCGTAAGTTCATGGGACTTGCCAAGACCTTCTACCGTGGGTATCAGCAGTTCCACAGGGATGACTTCTTTGAACTGGAGAACGAAGATATTGATTCCATGAGTCTTGCTGACCGTGTGAATCTTCACTTCAAGATCGGTTCCTTCAATCCTATCTCTTTCACTGAAGAGGAGCAGGTGATTGTTGATATGGTTGCTAATGCTGAGACCTTCCTGGATGCACAGGAAGCAGCACGGGCAATGCACCAACTCTACAAGCAACAGAAGGAGCAGGAGAAGGTTGCTAATGTTAAACCACCTGCACAAGAGCAAGGCGGTGGTGATAGTGACGCAAGCACCAATGACAATACTATGGAGCAACCACGTCAAGAATTTGAAGGTGAGTCTGATGGCGATGGACAACCTGACACTGTTCAGGAGTTTGCTACCGAAGATGATGAAGCAGAACAGGATGATGAAGTCAAGACTGACTCCAGTCTCTCTGGCAATCTTGAGAATCTGATTTCTTCTAATGCTGTGGCAAATGAGTATGTTGAGATCCCTGATGTCAACCTGAAGACTATTGTCAATCCCAACAAAGAAGTCTCCGAATACATCAATGACTTCTTCAACCAGTTCGACCGTCCTGAAAATTACAGTAACGCTGATGAGGCCTACACCAAATTCAAAAAGTCCGCACAAAAAGAAGTCAACTACCTCGTCAAGGAATTCGAGTGCAGAAAGTCTGCTAGTTCTTATCATCGTGCTACTGTATCTCGGACTGGAGTCCTTGATTGCACTAAACTCCATACTTACAAATACAATGAAGACCTGTTCAAAAAGGTCAGTGTGATGCCTGACGGTAAGAACCACGGTCTGGTATTTGTTCTGGATTGGTCTGGTTCTATGACTGACGTGATTGAAGATACGATCAAGCAACTCTACAATCTTGTTTGGTTCTGTAAGAAGGTTGCTATTCCCTTCAAGGTGTTTGCCTTCACTAGCGAATATAACCATGCATATGATGATGACGGTCACATCACCGATTCTCCCGATCACTACACTCCCAAAGAGGGTCAACTCTTTGTTGATCGTCGGTTCTCTATGATGGAGTTCTTCAATAACGAAACCACGGCTCAGGAACTTGATATCCAGATGCGGAACATCTGGAGGATCTCCTACTCTGTTACTCATTACCATTACTCTGCAGGTTACATGACTCCTCCTAGGATTGGTTTCTCTGGCACTCCTCTGAATGAAGCAGTTGTTGCTCTCCACAAAATCATCCCTGACTTCAAAAAGAACAACAACTTGGAGAAAGTCAACTGTGTGATCCTGACTGACGGTGAGTCAAACCACCTTGCCCGTCACAAGTTGGTTGAGCGTCGGTATCGCGATCACGAAAAGTGTGAGATCATGGGTAAGATTCGTCTGAATGATCGATGCTATCTGCGTGATCGTAAGACTGGTCAGACCTACAAGATCCCCTATGCCTGGTATGATTTCCATAACATGATGATTGAGAATCTCTGCCATCGGTTCCCTGAAGTCAATGTGATTGGTATCCGTGTTCTTCAGGGCCGTGATGTTAATAGTTGGATGCGTCGGGATACTAGTCTGGACGAGTTCCTGAAACTTCAGAAGGTGTGGAAGAAGGAGCGTGCAGTTGCCGTGAATGTCCGTGGTTATGCAAAATACTTCGGTCTGTCTTCTGCCGCTCTGGGTAATGAGACTGACTTTGAAGTCGATGACGGAGCGACCAAAGCAAAGATCAAGAGTGCATTTATGAAGTCTCTTAAGACCAAAAAACTAAATAAGAAAGTCCTGGGTGAGTTTGTGGAGTTGATTGCATGAGCAAAAGAATGAAGAAGTATCCATGGCCACATTTTATTGATGAAGAAACCAAAACCGTATATACCTATGTTGCCAGTGGATGGCCTACAGTGATGGCAGTTCCTATAAAAGTAAAGGAGCATTTTCCTGGATATAAATCTGCCCTCATCTCTCAATGTCAATACGAAAATCTAAAAAGGACAACTTGATTATGGAAGATTGGAAGAAACTTGCTCTAGCAGAAGAGAAAGATCCTCACCTACGAAAGATTCTTATGGAGGGACCTAAGGGTCTCTCTGCTTCTTGGTATTATCGGTCAATGTATCGCAAGTATGGCCGGTCTAAAGACTGACCACTCAGGGGGCGATCCGCCCCCTTTACCGTATATAATAACTTCAGTTCAAACAAAGCAAATGGGTCTGTCCAAAGAAAGCATCATCGAATGTCTCCGCGAGTCCTACGGCGAGTCCGTGACTTCTGCTGAGATCAAGGCATTCTGCATGATGAATGACTTCAACTATCAGACTATCACCAACAAACTGACCGACTACAAAGTTGGTCGTGGTAAGTGGAACCTGGAAGTTACAACGGAGACTGTAGAAGAACTCGAAGTAACTTATAATGCACCTGCGGCAATGCCTGCCGTTGAACAAAACCTCATTCCCCGTAAAGATGATTCCTTCGTCCAGTTTGGTAATTTCACAGATATTAAGAAAATTATTAAGTCCCGTGTATTCTACCCTACGTTCATCACGGGTCTTTCGGGCAATGGTAAAACGTTCAGTGTCGAGCAAGCGTGCGCCCAACTTGGACGAGAACTCATCCGTGTAAACATCACTATCGAGACCGATGAAGACGATCTTATTGGTGGTTTCCGTCTTGTTAATGGCGAAACCGTCTGGCACAATGGCCCAGTCATCGAAGCCCTTCAGCGAGGAGCAGTCTTGCTCCTTGACGAAATCGACCTCGCCTCAAACAAAATCCTCTGTCTTCAGTCGATTCTTGAAGGGAAAGGAGTTTTCCTCAAGAAGATTGGCAAATTCATTACGCCCGCAGAAGGTTTCCAAGTATTCGCAACCGCCAACACCAAAGGCAAAGGTTCCGACGACGGACGATTCATTGGAACTAACGTGCTCAACGAAGCATTCCTTGAGCGATTCCCAGTGACCTTCGAGCAGGAGTATCCTACTGCCAAGACTGAAGAGAAGATCCTCTCTACCCTCTGTGACGATATTGAGTTCTGCAAGCGTCTGGCAGACTGGGCAGACATCATCCGCAAGACCTTCTATGACGGCGGTATCGATGAAGTCATCTCCACCCGCCGACTGGTCCACATCGTCAAGGCATACGGTATCTTCGGAGACAAGGCAAAAGCAATCCAAGTCTGTGTCAATCGTTTCGATGATGAAACCAAGCAGGCATTCTTGGAACTGTATGACAAAGTTGACGCTGATTTCGTAATGCCTTCCGATGAGGCAATTAAGGAATTCATTGACACACGCGCTGCTCAATGATATAATTATGACAAACTCTTGGTCCTTTTTATTTGATGAATTGAACATGACTAATCAAGACTACTGGTATGACGACGGGTTCAGTTTGACTGGTAACCCAGGTGCCGCTGCTTCAGATACAATCACTTTTGCGAAGAGTAGCGGTTCTGATACACTCACCCTTGGCGGTGGTCTCCCTGGCGGTATGGGTGACGATCACATTACATTCTCTTCCGACACATACGGTGCCGCACAACCAGTCCCTATGACCTTTGGTGTTAGTGAAGATACACTTACTTTTAACCTTGATATGCCTAGCAAACGCTTTAAGTACAGTGAGGAAAGTATTCTTAAAGAACTGACCGATTATATTTCTGCAACATACAATCAGCATTACTCTGCTGGTGATGATAAAGTACAAACACTTGATCTGATTGAAGCATGTGGCGATGGTGAATCCTTCTGCCGCAGCAACATCCTCAAGTATGCATCCCGATATGATAAGAAGGGCACTGCACGACGTGACATTATGAAGATCTTGCACTATGCTGTTCTTCTTATGCATTTCAACGACAAGAATGCAAAGCGTGAAACCTACCCTCAGTGATTATGAAACTGTCTGATAAAACTATTAACCTGCTCAAGAACTTCTCCTCTATCAATCAGTCTATCCTGATCAAGGAAGGAGATTCTATTCGCACTATCTCTGTGATGAAGAACATTCTCGCAGAAGCAAAGGTTCCTGAAGAGTTTCCTAAGGACTTTGGTATCTATGACCTGAATCAGTTCTTGAATGCCATCTCCTCTCTTCACGTCAATCCTGAACTGGACTTCAGCAACAACGAATATCTGTTGATCCGTGAAGGTAAGAAGCGTAATCGTTTCTTCTTTGCTGACCCTAACGTTATTGTAAGTCCTCCTGAGAAGTCGATCAGTCTTCCCTCTGAAGACGTTTGCTTTGAACTTGATACTCAAGTCCTTGGCACTCTGATGAAGGCAGCAGCAATCTACCAGGTCCCTGATCTGTCTGTGGTTGGCGAAGCGGGAGTTGTGAAGTTGGTTGTTCACGATAAGAAGAACGATACTTCTAATACTCACGAAGAAGTTGTTGGAGAAACCGATGAAGAGTTCTGCTTCAACTTCAAAGTAGAGAACATCAAGATTCTCCCTGGAACTTATGAGGTTGTTGTCTCTAAGAAACTGCTCTCTCGTTTTGAAAGTAAGAACCACGAACTGACTTACTACATTGCTCTGGAACCCGATTCTACCTTTGGTTGATGAAGCACATTCTCTTTACCCTTAAGGGGTGTCCGTTTGAACTACTTGATGACGAAAGTAATATCAAGTTGCTTCTCTACAACGCGACAAAAGAAGCGAAGTCAACTCTGCTAAATCTGGCAACACATAAGTTTGAACC